TGAAGTAATCACGGGCATGATTACCACTGGAACTGTAACGTTGGTCTACGCGCCTTCAGGGGCCGGTAAGACGGTCTGGGCTTTGGGTAGCCTGTTTCAATCTATTCGCAATAATTTAATTAAAGGCTCGGATGTCATCTACTTTAACGAAGATGACGGGGCCAGAGGTGTAGTGCAGAAGGCAAAGATGGGCCAGAAGCACGGGATGTCAATGATCACTCTGGCTACCAGCAACGATCCTGGATTGCGAACTACCCAAGATGCCTTGGGTTTACTGAACATGATACGCCTTGAGGGTCACGCCAACGGCAAAATAGTTATTTGTGACACCCTTAAGAAGTTTGCCCCAGTTCTAAACAAGGGCGATATGCGGAACATCCTCCATGTATTTAGGCAGTTCGCCCAAGCTGGCGGAACCGTCATTCTTCTGGGCCACTGTAACAAGCATCGATCGCTCGATGGCCGATTAATCTATGAGGGCGTGGGCGACCTTAAAGCTGACGTTGACAATATGTTTGGCCTTGACCCGCTCAACGACAAATTCTCAGACCACCAAGAGCTTCTCGTCATAAATGAAAAGGATCGTAAGCAGATTTCCTTTTCTGGCGGCTTCCGATACAGGCAGACCAGCGACGCCGTGGGCTATGAAGAGTCCGTAGATTCCGTTGAATTTATGGATGATGATGACATCGGTGATCTGAAGAAAAAGCAGCAGTCGCAGATTAACATCGGAAAGGCTTTTTCCAAGTATGAAGATGAAGTGTTGTTTTTAGAGTCTGCGATGAAGGGCGGTGCCGAGTATAGTCAGGCAGAATTATTCAGGATGCTGGCTGATGAAGACCTTAACCCCAACGAATGCACTAAAAAGACTTTGCGGAACTGCATGGATCTACTGAAAAACAATATGTTGAAGCTTCGCAGAAACCCCACGAACAATGCCAAAAATTACCGATGGCGGGGTGAAAACTGGTGAGAAAAAAACGTGAGGAAAATCATCGGTTTGCCCACATTGCCCACTCTGCCCCTGTTTTAGGGGGCGGCCCCCCAGAACAAGGGCCAAGTGGGCCAAGTGGGCATATTCTTGATTTTATTGAACTTTTTATTTGGCCTGAAAATCATGGGGTTCCCGCTAGGACACACAGACTTAGATGCTTAGGGAATGCTGTAGTACCGCAGATACCAGAGTTGATTGGTAGGCAGATTATGGAGAATGGCGCATGACGAAAAACTTAACAATAGACAATGATTTCCGCGACTTGATACCGCCTTTGCGGCTAGATGAGCGGGCAGAGCTAGAGGCCAGTATTCAGCAGGACGGTTGCCGAGACCCCCTTACTGTGTGGTCTGGGACGGTCATAGATGGTCACAACCGATACGAAATTTGCACCCGCCTTTCCATGCCGTTTGAGGTGGTAGAAAAGGAATTCGACAGCAAGGTGGACGCCCTTATCTGGATTCGCCGCAACCAATTGGCTCGGCGAAACCTGACTGATGACCAAAGGGCGATCAACGCGGAACGGTTGCGTCAGCTTGAAAGCCAGAAAGTCAAAAGTGCTGCGGCCACAGCACGAAATCTTCAGCGGTCAAACTCGGACAACGTGTCCGACCATGAACCTGACAAGAAGCCTAAGCGCGATACCCGCAAGGAAATGGCAGAAAACAGTAAGTTGCCAGAACGCAAGCTGCGAGGTGCGGCATTGGTAATTAAGGAGCGACCCGATTTGGCCGACAAAGTAGAGCAGGGCGAAATCAAAATGGCTGACGCAGTTCGAGAAATCAAACGCGCCGAGGTCGTTGCCAGCCTTGAGTCAGTTGAGGCCCGCGAGCAGAAAGCGCTAGAAGGCGTCTACGATGTCATTGTGATTGACCCTCCTTGGCCTATGCAGAAGATTGATCGGGATGAGCGTCAGAATCAGGTGGCGTTTGATTATCCAACCATGTCAGAGACGGAGATGGCAGACATGAAAATGCCTTCCGCTGATGACTGCCATATGTGGCTATGGACTACCCATAAGTTTCTGCCGATGGCTTTGCGACTAAGTGAGGGCTGGGGGTTTAAATATGTCTGCACCTTTGTTTGGCACAAGCCGGGGGGCTTTCAGCCAATCGGCCTGCCCCAGTACAACTGCGAATTTGCTTTGTATTGCCGCAAAGGGTCGCCAAAGTTTCTTGATACCAAGGCATTTTCGACCTGCTTTGAGGCTCCCAGAGGGGGTCATAGCGAAAAGCCAGAAGAGTTTTACGATGTTGTAAGGCGCGTTACTGGTGGTAGAAGAATAGATATTTTCAACCGCCGCAAGATAGAAGGGTTTGACGTTTGGGGGAAAGAGGCCGCTGATGAGTAATTGGGAAAACGATAAGCGTTGGTCTGACAGGTTTTTGCCCGAAATTAAAGGGATAATTGGCACCCATCTGATTACTGAGCCGCCCTATGAAGAGGACGCCGAGAGGAATACCGACCTAATGGTTTTGAGGCTTGATGCAATCCGGATCGGGTGTAGAGTTCGCAAGTTCAAATTTTCAGGGGCTTATCCTAGCGAGTTCACCATTCGCACGGCACGCCCTAGCGGCGCACAAACAGAGCTAGGCAAAATTATAGAGGGCTGGGGAGATTACTTCTTTTACGGTTTTTCAGACGCGCAAGAGTCCGGTTTATTTTCTTGGTCTTTATGCGACTTAAAAGTTTTCAGGTCTTGGTTTAGTCGTGAGCTTGTACGCAATAAGGGAAAGATGCCTGGACAACAAAAGTTAAACCATGATGGATCAAGCTCTTTTGCGGCCTTTGACATAAGCGATCTTCCAGAAAGCTTTGTCTTGGCGAGGGGCTAAGATGGACGGTCACAGGTGGATAGTCGATCGCAAGGAAAAGCTGGAGTTCTTTGTAAGGTTTGTCAAAGATCAATTTGAGCAGGGAAGTCACCACCTGTACTCCATCAAGCCAGCAGGCAGGACTGAGCAGCAGAACAACGCCATGCACCTATGGTTCAGGCAGATGGCAGAACAACTGAACGACGCTGGATATTCCAACAAGCACCCTTTCAACGATCAGGTTGAGATACCGTTTACTGAAGGGCTGGTGAAAGAGATGCTGTACAAGCCCATCATAAAGGCCATGTATCAAAAAACCTCAACCACAAGGCTAACGGGTAGGGAGCTAAGCGAAGCCGCTGAGGTGCTTGTGCGGTGGCTCTCAGAGCATAAAGGGATTTATGCCCCGTTCCCGCAAACATTGAAGGATGAGTTATGAAGAATGATGCACAACTGGCAATAAAGGCCGCAGAGTCTATGGCCCAGAGAATGAAGCAAGACGTAGCAATAATGATGGGTCTCAGCACCACGCTGCTCAAGGATGTCCAAGAGCCGCCTCTTGAGATAATCCGCTATGCGGGGCCAAAAGATGAATCCTTTTAATCTGACAGAACCATCCTGCATCAGCTTTAGCGGGGGTAGAACCAGCGCCTATATGCTATGGCGTTTCATTGAGGCAAACGCTGGCTTGCCCGATGACTGCATTGTGACGTTTGCCAACACGGGCAAAGAGGCGGGGGAAACATTGGAATTTGTTAGGGATTGCGGCAAGCGCTGGGACGTTCCGATTGTTTGGCTGGAATACCAGTGGGCAGAGAAAACTAAAGATCGGTTCAAGGTGGTAGATTTTGACACTGCCGCTAGGGATGGCGAGCCGTTTGAGGCATTGATTCACGCCAAAAAGTATCTGCCCAATCCTGTCGCGCGTTTCTGCACTATTGAGCTAAAGATTCGCACGATTGCAAACTATCTCTGGTCTATAGGCCACGTTGAAAAGCGGACACACGGCGAGAACATGGCGATTGTCGGAATTAGGGCTGATGAGCAACGTCGAGCCGCAAAGATAGAGCCACACCGCAGGCCGCTGGTGGCGGCGGGCGTCACCAAAGAGACAGTTAGCCAATTTTGGGCAGAGCAACCGTTTGATCTGGGGTTACCTAACGTCAACGGCGTCACGCCTCACGGTAACTGTGATCTCTGCTACCTCAAAGGCGCTAACCTCATTGAGTCGCTAATTCTTGAGAATCCAAGCCGCGCCGATTGGTGGGCAAGGATGGAGCGCGAGTGTCCAGCGACCAAGCAATCTGGGGCGAAATGGCGAAATGACAGACCGACTTACGGGCAAATGAAAATCATAGCCAGAGAACAAGGCCAGCTCGATTTAGCTGGAGATGAAACAATATCGTGTTTTTGTGGAGATTGAGATGATAATTGAATTTACTGGTAGTGAAGGCACCGACCACGACGGCCTGAGCGCGACAGTGGGCCGCAGCGATGAATACCATGTCGTTAAGTTCTATAACAACGACATTGAAGTAGCTGATCTGGGGCGACTAGTGATCGGCGTGCATGAGGCCATATCACTGGCGTTGGAGTTTATTACCGGCGAGCCTTTGCCCGCTAAGAACCCGACGCTTTATAGTGCCGAGAACAAGGGCGGGGACAATTAGATTTGGCAGGGGATGAGACGATCCCGTGCTTTTGTGGAGATTGATATGCGATTGAAGCGTACACCAGCAGACCATTGGTTTAGTCGATGCATCAGGATAAGAAATGACTTCATCTGCCAAGGGTGCGGCAAGAAGTACGAAGAAAACAGCGTGGGCCTGCACTGTAGTCATTATTTTGGCAGGGCCAAGAAGGGTGTAAGGTACGATGCCTTGAACGCTTTTGCCCATTGTTATGGTTGTCATCAAAAGTTTGGCAGTAATCCTGATTACTTCTACCGTCATTACATTGACACCTACGGGGAGGGCGCTTTAGAGATACTGCGGGAGAAGGTAGAGGACATCATGCTGGGCAAACGCATGGTGAAGGAAATCAAGGATATCGCCAAGCATTACAAGGCAGAGGCCGCCCGTATGGAGAACGAAAGGGCGGCAGGTGTGGCAGGGTGGTTAGAGTTTGAAAGCTGGGATTAGTCTAGGTAATCCTCAAACAACCTCTCTCCAGTTGTAATTCTGGAGATTCGATCAATATTGGCTACACCAGGGGCATACGTCCGTAAAGCCCTAAGCGCGGGAACAGCCGCATCACGATCGCCAGTAAGAGCACGTTCAGCAGAAGAGACTAGCCCGCTGCCAAGCGTCGATACAGCCTCTATCGGGGCGGGAACCAAGCTAACGGGCTTTCCGCCAAACTGTTCTGATCGAACGTTGACAAAGCCGCTAGAGATGTTTGACGCCAACTGATTCATTGTCGCACTGGCAATTCCCTCTGGCGTTATAACGTCTTCAACATCAGAGTTCTTGGAAAGATCCAGAGTTTTTCTTGCGTCATCCCATACCCCCGCTACCACACCGAATAGGCCAACATATTTTGCTGAGTTGAACATTGCATCCTTGGCCGCTTGCGATCCTTCCGCACTATTCAGCCCGAACCGTTGAGCTTTTAATAAATTTAACCCTATTTCTTCTCTGATATTATTCATCTGGCGGTTCATGTACGTCAACATACTGTAAAACATACGTCCGTTAGGGTTGTCATGGAACGCTTTTGGTAATGCGCTGGCGCTTACAGGTTGCCATTTGTTTAACGATGACCCAGCAAAGTTGATGATCCACGGGTTGCTTAAATCCTCATCCCTCAGAGCCTTTACGGTAGATTGAAACTCACTTTCTGTAAGACCGCGCATACCGTCATGTTTACGCAGCTTTGCAAGGTCTTTTTCTTTGCCGCTTTTTGCAAGTGCGATTCCTCGCTTGATCGCGCTATTGGTCAGGATCTCTTGGCCCATGCGGTTTACTGTTGATACGCCACTAACCTTGTAAAGCGCCTGACCCGCTACATCTACGGCCTGAGCAAAACGCGGAAGCCTTATAAAGTTAAACTTGTCGGCTGCATCAGACACCGCCCTTTTGCCTGTATTGGCAAGCTCTCCCATATAGTCTTTGTCAAGCCCCAGCTTTTCATTTCCAAGCCATCGCTTTGTGTCCATATTGATTTTTGGGATTATCTTCCCAAGAACAGGCGTAGTTCCAAGCTCATCAAGGGCGACTGTCACTGTCCTCAACACCGCAGGCGCGACGGTTTTTGCCCATGCGCTTATCCCGTTTTGATAGACGGGAGCGGTAATGCCTTCAATAAGGTTAAGGGCCGCGTTAAGAGGGTTGGCAAGCAGAGCGGTTGATGTAAGCCTGCGAGATACGGCACCCACGGTGTCTCCACCCTTTTTTGATGCGATGATCTGTGATCGCAAGCCGTTGCCCAAGTTAGCAGATACCGCCTTTGCTTTTTCTGCGGCATCGGCCTTTGATAGACCCTGCGCTAGATATTGTTTTCTCGCCTCTCTTCGAGCCTTAACCTGAATCATCTTGATAACGTAGTTGACTCTTCCTTGTGCCTTTTGCGCGTCAGGTAACTTCAGCGGAGACTTACCCTGCTCAAGAACAAGCTTTCCAGTTTTCTCATCAATCAAACCAAAACGCTGCGCTAACGCCCTAGCCGACACTACGTCTTCGGCCATTTCCTTGATCGCGTCGATGGGATTGACGTAGTCCGACACGGTCATATTTGCAGAGTCTTTGCCGCCAATCGCTCCCTTTGTCGGGAAATAGTCAGGCGACCCCTTGACGACATCCAATCCTTGCAAAGTTTTAATTTGTTTTTCGACTTGCTTGACAATTGCCTTTTCTTTAGGCGTCTTTGCGGCCGCGCTGAACATCGCCCAAGTAACCCTTTGGCCCTTGGAAATACTGTTATTCATCCGAGTGCTAAGAAGTTTGAGCTGCTTACTGTCTTCAAACAGTTTGTAAGCATCAGCAAAGGTGTTTTCAAAAACATCGTCTAAAGCTCGACGATCATGGCGAATCATTGTTTCTGCATCTTCTGCAAGCTTTGCAGCCCTTTCGCCTACGTTTTTAACAAGCCACTGGCGAGTGCCAAGCAGAACGCTGCCTATCACACCGCTGGCTTCTGCAGGCTCTATGTTTTCTGCGCTTACCGCATCCTCATCTGCATCAACCCGCCTAGCGCGACGTTTCTGAGTGCTGGTATCTACCTCAAACCCAGGCTTAGATTTTTCTGTAGCTTGGGTGACGGTGACAAATCCTTCTTCGCCGCCTATAAATGGGGTATCTGTGCCATCTGCGCGAGCAACGGCAGCGGGCTGCACGGCATCTGCGCCCTTGGTTAAGAACGCGCCAGACGCACCGCCGACCCCAGCGCCTAAAGCGCCGCCAAGGAGCGCGCCAGTAAGTCGCCCCTCCTCCTCTTCTCCAGAAAGAAAGCCATACGCGGCCCCCTCTGCTGAACCCAGTAACGCGGCTTTTCTTGCTCGTTCCAGCTTGGTTCCGGCCTGAGCTATCTTTGCCATACCCATGCCGGGGATGAACAAACCAGCGGTTATTCCAGCGCCGGTTATAAACTGTGATGCCCCTGGGTTTCTTCGCTCAAAATAACGCAGTTCTCGCCTAGACCCCTCAATCGCCTTCGACCAATTATCAGCCTCACCAGACATCAAGCGGGCCGCAGCATCAAGCTCATCACCTATTCCGGCCGCAGACTCAAGAAAGTCTATAGCCCCAGCCCTCAAAGAGCCGTACTCCGCTACGGGCTGACGGCCAGATCTGCGCCTCCTGCTGCGACCTCTCCGTAAACGACGCCGCCTTCTTCTGTCTCGGTCTTCACTCATGGCCTGCCCGCCCTGCTGGAGGCGCGACTTGGCAGGTCACCCCTAAGAGCTTGTACAGCCCTTGGGGTTTCTAATGGACGAGACGTCCTTCCGCTTTTGCTCCGAATTGTTCTTGTGGGGGCGGGCGTCTTTTCTTCGTCACTTGCAGGAACAGGCTCTTGGATGTCTTCAAACTCCAAAAGATCGTCTATTATCTCGTCAATATCTGTTAGCCCGCGCTCTGCCGCGTACTCCTCCATAATTATTTGTCGCTCTTCGTCCCTAAACGTCCCGAGTCTTTCAGCTTGCTTTACGGTAAGTGTACGCATCAATTCACGAGGCACTTCAGATGCGTCAATATCTAAAATCCTCCGCGCCATAATGTTTGTATTTTCGTCTATTAGCTCAGCCCTAGCATCATCCGAATATCTGGCTCGATCCTCTCCAGGCAAATCACTAAGCTTTTCTCCAGCGCCTAACTCCCCAGCTATCGCCGCTAATTCCTCGGCTCTGTTATTAACGTCCAGCCTTCCAGGCCTATAATTAGATATAGACTCTTGTGCTTCTTCAATAATTGCCTTGTCACGCGCTATGTCGTCTTGCTGTCTTTGCCATGTATTTAAGGCAATCGTGTCACTTTGTCTTTCAATCGTTTGTATTATGCGCTGTTCAAGTTTGGCGGCTCTATCTTTATTTGCGAGGTCATCCCAATTAGACCCAAGCCAATGACTTTCCAGTAGATCCATATACTGTTTGTTTAGCCTCTCTAGTTCCCGCGTTTTTATCCCAGCATCCGCCAGCCCCTTAATGCTACTTGAAAAGTCTGTATTTATGGGTTCTTGAGTTTTCAAAATACTGTCGCTTCTAAAATCTTGAAGCTGCCCTTCGGCCTCAATTTGACTAGAAACAAACGAATCTACTTGGGCTTGATATTGTCGCGGGACATTTTGTAACGCTGTGTTTAATTCTTCCCGATCGCCAGATTTTATGGCTTGTTTAATGGCATCTCCGTTTTGAGCAATCCACGCAACGGATTCCATTCTTTCTGTTTCTAATCGCGTGGAAAGATTTGCTGCCTTGCGCGCCTCATAGCTCTCGCTTACATTAGGGTCTTCCAGTATTCGACTTCGCTGCGTCGCAAGCGTGTCAGTTATTCTCTTAAAATCACCATCTGAAATCGGATCTCTTCCGTTAGCGGCATAACTGTCGTCAATTTTTTTTCTCATCGCCTCTACGTTACCTAGCTCTGCATCAATTCTAAAAAGCGAATCGACAGATCTGCTTTGCTGTGTCGCCTTTGCGCCTGGCATTAATCCCTGCAAAGCCCTAAGCTCTGGCAACAACGCAAGTCGCTCTTCACTTGACGTTGTGTTTTTAAATTGTTCTTTTATAGCGTCCATTTGTGCAGAAAGAGCGCGCACATCGCCCATTTGAGCGGCTGCAACGCCTCTAGTGCTGGCATCCATCAAGGCATCCATACGAGCCATTTTTTCGCGCTCTTCCCTTCTATTTTCAGGGCCGAGCATGGCTTGCCCGATCGCCTCGCCCGCGCGCGCTGAAAAACTAGGACTAGCTAGTTTCTGCAAAAGCCCGCTATTAATCCTTAAGTTTGGAAGCGAAGTCCTTGGAATTGCCATAATTTATCTCCAAATGCCAGCGTAATTAACTTGGTAATACCCATTGTCATGTAGGATTACCCGCTCAGGGTGCGTTTTAAGAAGCTCTTGGGCTAACACCCCAACGCTAGAACCAAACTCACCAAGCTGATTGGCTTTGTTATTCCAATCCCACTTGTAGATATTAAAACCTTTGTGGTTTTTGCCAACAAACTCAACATTTTCTTTAAGCCTAACGTCAGAAGAAAAAATATTTGAAAGCATGTCAAATAACCCGTCGTCGTCACCTGATGCGCCAGCCGCTAATACCCCAGCGCCAACCTCGCCAAGAAGATTACCTTGACCCAAAGCAGAAGCAAGCAAGGATTCAATTCCTGTAACACTTGCCTCACCAAACATTCCTGCGCCAAACTGCTGGGCTTGCTGAGCCATTCCTCCGCTAGTAAGCCCTTGCTGAAGCACGTTAAGAGCCGCTGCCTGAGGAATAAACGCACCCTGGGTCGCAGCAAGCGCCCGCCTTAACTGGTCTGTCTCAAGAGACTGTTGGCCGCTAAGCATTCCCAAGCCAGACTGACCTAGTTGAAGGCTGCGAGCTTGTCGGCCTGTAAGCAAGTCTTGAGCCGATTGGCCCAAACTAGCGCCAGTACTTGAAAGTTGAGTTCCTAAACGACCAGCCAGTTCTCTTTCGGATTGAGCTTGCTGCATTGCTTGGATCATGGCCATATTTCGTGACTCTGATTGAGCCTTTGCAAGAGCTAACTGCTCTGGTGTGCCGCCATAAAGATTGGTTGAAACCCCTAGCCTTCCTTGAGAAGCCAATCGTTCTTCCAGCTGAAGTGCTTGCCGTTGCTCGTCATCAAATTGACCCGCACGTATACGATCAAAAATAGCCTGCTCTCTTGCTGCAGGATCTAATTCAGCTTCTTGCAAAAAACCTCTAGCCGCAGTCAGGTTATCTCTAGCAACCTGATTAGTAATATTTAAAGTTGGAAGGTTTGATGCAAGTTGCGCACGAGAGTGACCAAGAAGCTCCTCACCAATAGAGGCTACTTGATCACCCCCTCTCGCCTGTCCAATATTAAATAAACCTTCCGACAAAAGCGCGCCTTCAATTGCTGCGGCCCTGCCTGTTGGTCGAACATCCAAAGATCCCCTATCACCAATATATGACCGTCCAGTGCCGCTTGAAACAGCAAACGGTTTAAATTCAGACTCGGTTAAAAGCCTGTTTGCAAGCAAATTGGCGCTTTGTTCTGTGCTTGCCCCAACATTTCCAAGCCGTTGGTATGCTGTATTAATTGCAGCTAGGCCAGCAATGTCACTAAAAATAGACATTAGTATGTTCCTCCATCAATAGTGACAGTATCCGCACTGCCAAGACTAGCAACTACATTTCCTGTAACTGTAATGTTTGGAACTGTTACTGTTCCCGTAAATGTAGGAGAAGCAAGATTAGACTTCGTGGCTGACGCAACAGCAATTGCATCAAACTCCGTATCAAACTCACTACCTCGAATAATTTTATTGCTGTCGCCAGAGGGCAGTGTATCCTTAGCGCCAAAATTTGTTGTTTTGCTGTAATTGCTCATATTGTTTTACCCACTAACGCTAAGACATTAATTTCCTGAATTGATACAACGGCACCATTAACGCTTGACTCAATGCCTATGGTTATAACGCCACCATTACCGCTTCCTTGGACAGAGGTTCTGGTTACTAACAACCCGCCAGTAAATGTTCCCACCCCATACTCACTAACGCCAAAAAATGCTGGATTCTGATCGCCAATATTTATTTGATAGTTTTTAAATGCTGTACTAAAGTCAAAGGCCCATCGAACAAGAACCACCCCATCATTAAGGCCAACCAATGTGGGTCGTATTTTCTTTAAAAGTTTTGTTTTGCTTGGACTTCCAAAGGTTAATCCTGGGCTTGTATACCTAAACTGATATGTTGCCGCATTATCGTTATAGCCATCGTATTTTCCAATTCCATCAGCTGACCCAATGTATAAAGTTCCATCTTTGTCTCTGCCAAATGATTTATGGCCTACGGATGTCCAGCGAGTAACCCGATAAGCATTATTCTCTAGTTTAATTTTAAGATCAAAACATAGAACAGTTTTTTGACTTGGAAAACAAAGTAAATAGAATGCGTTTTCAGGGCTGAATACAGATTGAATAGGATCTGTTTCGGCATTAACAAGCAAAATTAAATCAGTTTTTACATTTTTGCTTAAATCAGATAGTGGCAATGACTTTTCTTGTATTGTTCTGCCAAGGCTTCGTAAGCCAGAATCAGACAAAAACAACACATCTGTTCCTATAGACTGTATTGAGCCTCTGTCAATACCTCCAATGCCAGAAACAGTATCAGCTAAACTCATTACGGCGGGAGTATCAGCATTTTGATAAACCAAAAGACTATGCTCACCAAAAATAACAAGCAAGTTGTTGTGCGCAACCAACCCAACAACAACATCATGTCCATCAGGCCATGCTTTTGATACGTTAATAGACCCGCTTGAGCCGCCAGTAAAATCAACCCCATCTAAAAGATCAGACCAATACACTGTCTGAGCTTCAGATGCGTTATCAGCTATCCACAAACGCCCGAACGATGCTATAGCCTCATTACACTTAAGAGTAGCCGCTGTTGTTGTGCTAGTCACAGTGCCAAATGTTCGTAAGCCAGTTGCATTGTCATAAACAAGCGGCTCTAAACCTCTTTGGAAAAAATATGCCTTGTTGTTAAAGTTTACAATCTTCCAGTTATTAGCATTTATTGAGTATGAGCCTGGAGTAGCATCAACCAGCGTAGTTGTGCCGGTTATTATTTTATTATTACCAGTGCTAAAAATTACATCATTGCCAGAATCGTCATAAAACTGATGAATTTTATGGATATAATCAGAACCCAAAACAGTTTTGTTTGTTGTTAAAACATTGATTCCTTTGCGAGAAGCTATACGGCCACGCTTATCAATTACCGCATTATCCGCAACTTCTGCAAACGTAGGGTCTTGCGCTAAAGGCGAGTCTTCTGTGTTTAATCCTTTAAACCCAGGGGCAATTAAGTCAATGCTTTGTAATGGTAATGACATGACTGCTCCTACGGGGTATAAAAAATTGTTTCTTCAGGATGCTTTTGAGCATCAAGCGCAACTGCGTCAGAAAGATATTTATCAGCAATAGAAAAGTATTCAGCCGTTGATGTTCCTCCTGTTTCACCCCGTTCTCTAGCCAACAATGCAACCGCTAAATGAATAACAGGCTGACTAGGAACCGCAAGAGTGTCAGTGTCGCTGCTCAACGCCGTCTTGCGTATAACAATTCTAGATTTTAACGAATACACGCCATCTGGTTTAGGATAAACATCGATTTGCGTGTCACCGTTTGTATCAACCCCGTTGTATGTGTAGTACTCGGGCGCACCTGACGCTGGGGTTTGGACTAAAAATTTATCATCAAACCAATTCTGAGTTTGATATTCCATTCTCAAATTAGAAGTGTCGTTGATTATATTTAGCACCTTTCCTTTGTCACCGCTTCCTGTCAATGAGTAAGTAAAGTCGCCAGATGACGTTGTAATTGTTAACGGTGAGCCTGACGTAGTTCTTAGCGCAGACCAATCCCATGCTGACTCAACAATTTCTTTAGCGTCATTTACAAAATCACCAACCATCGTGCTGTAGGTATCATTTGCAACAGTCAAAACTGCATCTTCGCGCAACCGTCTTAATACATTATTAACTAAATTTAAATATGTCATACCAGCATTCCATTACGCCGAGTGTTGCGATTAAAAAAATCGTCCATCAATAGGCTCGAGTCGCTCTGACTAAAATCAGATATATAATCTCTATTTGCCCTGCTAATTCTATAAAGCTCTGGAACATTAAAAAACAAAGATGTTTGATATTTATCAACGTCAAGCTCGGGTGCTTTGGGGGTGCTTGGCGATCCACTTCCATCCCCATCACCATCACCATCACCATCACCGCCGCCATCTCCGCCACCGCTACCACCTCCGCTACCGCCACCGCCACCCCCGGGTGGTTGCGGCCCGCCAGTAGGCAAAGTGGTTGTTGTAGGCGTTACAGTTTGTGTTGTGGTTGGGGTTGTTGTTGTAGTAGGTGGCTGTGGCCCTCCTGTAGGAAGTGTGCCACCGTCATTGCCTTTGATGGTATTACCTTCACTGGCACCATCACCACCATTCCCGCTACCACCAGTGCCACCATCTCCGCCACCGCCAGTATTGTCATCTCCGCCACCGCCAACGGTTCCCTGCATTCCGGTCAAAATGTCGTCTATACCAAAATCAGGATCTGTTCCGTCAATAGTCCCCTGCATGTTGCCTAAAAGACTGCTTATAGTGCCAAATAAGTCATCGTCATCGTCATCGTCAGTTCCCAAAACGTCAGTGTCGTCAGGGGTAATTATTTCTTCGCCATGTTCGCCATACGATTTTCCAGGAAGAAACTCCTCCCACCACGCACCAGTTCCATCATTTATATTGCCAAGCTCTCTCCACTCACCCTGCCAAAATCCATCTTCATCCCACCCCGATGACTCATCGCCCTCGCGGGAAGGAACAAGAATAAATACATTCCCATCCTCATCAACTTCATAATATTGCTGGGATTTGTCATCTCCTGGCTGACCCGAGCCTCCAGGCGGGGTGCCTGTACCAGTTCCTGTGGAAGTTGTGTCTGTATCATCAGTATCATTAGGGTCGCTTCCGCCACCACTACCGCCGCCGCCACTACTGCCACCCCCACCCCCACCACCGCCATCATTAGGTAGCGGAAATGTAGGAATAGTTACACCTGGAACAATAGGGTTAAATATTAAATTGCCATTTTCATCTACAAGAAGATTTCCTTCATCGTCTGTTAATGGGCCTGTGCCTGCTCCGCCATCATCGCTTCCAGTGCCTGCGCCTCCAGGATCTCCATATTGAACATCAACAGTTCCATCCCAATCTTCAAACAAAACTGATACTGGATTGTCCATGCCCCCGCTATAAACAGTATGCGGATTTCCATCGGCATCTACAGCGTAAAGCTCGTTTGTCCCATCTCCGTTTAAATCGCCTGACGCATAATCAACAGCGCCTTCTGGAAGTGGGCCAAATACAGTTCGAAGGTAGGCTTTTAGTGTTTTAAATTCTTGGTTGGCTGTTCCAGAAGGCCCATAAACACTAAAGCCAGCTTGCATACTTTCTAATATTCGCCTTATTTCTTCAATGTCAAATGGGTCGGAATACGAATCCCCACCCTCTGTAACCCTGCCAATGCCTCTAGTAGCCATAACCTATTTACCACCCTTAAGTTTCATCAGCTTGTCAGCACCACGTATTCCAAATGACGCAGATACTGCAAGAAACAATAGATACTGATACCAATCTGGAAGAGTATCCAAAGCAGAAAAACTGTCATGAACCCTATCAACAATAAGAGGGTCGTCAGCAATGATGCTCCAGCCAAGAGCAAATAACGGCACTGCAAGAACAATTGTCCAAAACTCATCCTTCCAGCTAGACGCAGACGCGTCAGCCATTTTGCTTTCCCAATCTGCACCATTCTGTATAACCTGCATCTTAGCCTCATGTTTAGCTTGAGACTGCTGCTGCTTGTTGCCTAGCCATGCTTTAGCTAAACCGGCAACTGGGCCTATTAATGCTTGCAACATACATTACCTCATTAAGTAAACAATGAGTGAAGCGCCGGTTGTTATTGAAATCCAAAACATCCTTTCACCAAATCGCAAAGAATTTGAGTTAGTTAGTACATTATTAGTTAAGTCTTTAATATCCTCTGTATGACCATCAATCTGTTTTTCATGCCGCTCAAGTCGCTTAAATATAGATAGCAACCTTTCTTCAATCCGAGCAAAATTAGCCACTGTATCTGATAGCTTGTCTAGCTTGTCTTCTATTCTTTCAAGCCTTTGTTCAGTCACCGCTGTAAGCCTCTCCGCCATTGCACTGATCCTGCCACTGAAGTTCCTCAAATGACAGAATGCCGGTCGGCTCGTAGTAATCGCACATATCATACACGCCGTCATTGGTAACATCGCACTGCCTTTGCCATGTAACCATATTAAACGTCAATCCTTCCGACCAGGGAATATAGCTTTCACACCACTGCGCGCTGCCTATAACGCCAACGCCGCCCGTCTCAACATGCACATAATCTTTCTTTGTATTCGGCAGCGTTAAATGAAAAAGAATATCGCCTCGACTGTAAGCCTTTGTGTGATAAAGCTTAGAATAATGACTAACGTACACTTTTTCATTGTCTTTAACTGTGTATTGGCTACCATCGTCATACAAAATTACTGTATCTGCCGAAACAAACATTGTTACCACAACAACCGCAAAAGCCAATATGCTCTTCATCCTGCGCTCCTTATAACTGATACCGTTGCATAAATAATTCCACCCGAAAGCATCAAAGCAATAATTATTGCTGAAACATCTAACATTCTTCTCTGCCTTCTCCGCTGCTTATAAATTATCCGCTCACGCTTTGCCCGTATTTCTCGACGCATTTGCATCATTTCTTTATACGTTTCTGCCCCGTAAGACCAAGTAATTAACTCCCGTATTTGCTTTTCTTGCTCCTCTACTTTCTTTTTTGCAATAACGCTGTTTAGTGCTTGCTGCTCAACAGACTCGCCATCAAACAACTTTTTAAACAATGGCGGCTTTTCTGATTCTTTTTCTGCCTCTTTAATATCGGAAACCAAGCCATACCAATGCCCAAGCTTTTGGGCAACGTGTTCAATTTCTGCGCCCTTGTTTACTAGCGTCTGTATACCCTTGAAGGTTGTAGACGCCATAGCAATTAAAGAAAGAGGATCCATTCATTAGTTTACGAGTTTGCGTCAATGGCGGCTTGAAGCACAGACGTATCCTGCGCGTCAGTCCAATAAGGCTTGGCAACCATAATCTCTAGGTGCTCTACGTTTCGCGCCCTATGATCAGTCCAATCACTATCCGTAAAACCTTCTGGCTTGCTAGAATTTAACAAATTTACAGAATCCATAGCGGCATCATATTGCTTCTGAATTTGCTCTGATGTCAGGTTTTCATCACTCATTTTTAGTCTCCACTTAATTCAGCAACTTGTGCTTTTAATGATTCAATTTCTGCAAGCGCCTCTTGCAATGCTGATACCACGGAAGGCAACAGCGTTGTATAAGACGCTTCCAGCTTATCAGGATTGCTTTCGTAAACTAAATTAGGAACGTGCCAGTCTGTTTGCTCTTGTGCTGTCTTCAACTCTTGAGCAATAAAACCGTGGTCTGAAACGCCTACTTTGCCGCCGTCTCTCATATTCCAATCAAACGAAACAGGCCGCAACGCTTTAATAAATGCCACAGCACTATTTAGCGACTGTATGTTGTCTTTGTCGCGTCTGTCAGACAAGTTTGTTAGCGCCGCATAAGCGCGTAGTGTTGCAACGCTTGAGTTTCCTAGCGTTACCTCGTTAGTTGCTGTTGCGCTTGATGGGTCAGAATTGTAGCCAATACAGGTCAGGTTGCTCCCTGACGTAATCGCATCACCCGCACTGTTTCCGACCGCTGTGTTGTATGAGCCGGTTCCGTTGTATCCAGCGGTATATCCAACATATACATTTCTAGCGGCAACGGTGCCGGAATACCCTGCATAGGTTCCAAGATAGGTATTATCATATCCTGTGGTCGTAGAATAACCAACCTGATAACCGACTCCTACATTAAAGTTGGGCGAGGTTTGAAGGGCAAGAGCCTGAAACCCGACACCTACGTTGTAGGCTCCGGTTGTGTTGGTCAACAAAGAAGACGCCCCTACTGCAACGTTTCGCAACCCTGTTGTATTTGCTTGCAAAGACGCATTACCAAACGCTACGTTATAGCTACCTGTAGTCGTGTAATATGCGGCATTGTATCCAGTGCTAGTGTTTGCTTCTCCAGACGTACAGGAGTAGTTAGCACCGTAACCAATATGTACGCCATAACTAGCTGTGGCACTGGTTCCTGCATAATTTCCTACTTGGACGTTGTAACCGTTTGCTGTTCCCGCATAGCCAGCATTTATTCCAATGCAAGTACTGTGGTGTCCTGTAGTTCTACTGTTTAGAGCATTATTACCAATCGCTATATTGTTAGTTCCACTAGTCAGACTAATTCCGGCACTACGTCCAACTGCCGTATTGTATGACCCAGTAGTTAGGCCATATAACGTTTGGCTACCTAAAGCAGTGCAGTATGCGGCAGATGTAGAACTCGGCATCGACACATTGCCTAACGCGGCATTTTCTGTGCCACTGGTAGACTCCGCTAAAGCTTGCCTACCTACTGCCGTATTAGAATGAGATGTTGCATCTTCAAGTGCGCGATAACCTACTGACGTGTTGTAGTAGCTGGTGGCATTAGCTTGTGAGTACCCGCCTACCGCGACGTTCAGCGAGGCGCTGTGTCCTGTGTTAGTGGTAAGCGCGTTATAACCTATAGCAGTAACATAGCCGTCGGTAACCAAATTTGCGCCAGCATTAGTCCCCACAGCGGTGTTGCCACTGCCTGTTGTAACGTCAGTAAGTGTTTGATACCCCACACCTACGTTAGAAGACGCCGTGGTAGCCGCGTCAACCGCCTCATACCCAATGGCTGTGCTGTAAGAGCCTGTAGTATTTACAAGTAAGGAGTTTGCTCCAACAGCAAGGTTATACTGGCCGGTGGTAGTAAGGGCCATAGCTTGATAGCCCACCGCTGTATTGTAACTAGCTGACTCGTTTTCGCCTAACGCGCTGTTTCCGATTGCGGTGT